AGCGTCACCGGCACCGGCTCCATGGTGTTGTCGGCAAGTCCGACGTTTACAGGTGCGTTGACAGCAGCAGACATCAATGTCACTTCGGCATACAAATTCAACAACGCTAATCTCCTGTTTGTTAGTGGCGCCTACTCGGCGCCGGGCTCCTACACCATTTTGTCCGACGGTTCGGCGCGGCATAATATATTCCTCGGAGGCACAGGAGAGCCGTCTAACTACTACCGAAACACCAATCATTTTATTCAGACGGTCGGCGGCTCGTCTACGATGATGAGTGTGAGCGCGAGTGCGGTGACACTCAGCGTTCCTCTTACTTATGGCGGCGTCACGCTCTCCAACTCTGTCACTGGCACCGGATCAATGGTACTCAGCGCTAGCCCAACAATTACAGGCGTTGTAACAAGTAATGGTGTAGCGATTGCTTTCCCAAGCTCTTCGGGTGGTGCTATTACATATTATGATCCAGCGGCGAGTGGCCAATCGTGGCAAATTGGTCCTGGTGCAGGTACAGGGTCACCAGCAGAGTTTAACATCTATAACAACACAACGTCAGCATTGCTTTATCGATTTGGTAAAACTGGTAACTTTACGGCTGCCGGTGATATAACATCTACTTCGGATATTGGTCTTAAGTCTGATATTGAAGTAATTAATAATGCTCTCGACAAATTAAGTAACATCAAAGGTATTACATTCAATAGCGATGGTGTTTTGCGCCGTCGGACAGGAGTCATAGCTCAGGATGTACAGGCGGTGTTGCCCGAAGCTGTTCATGCTAATTCCGATGGTTATCTATCTGTTGCATATGGCAATATGGTCGGACTTTTAGTGGAAGCAATTAAAGAGTTAAAGGCTGAGGTAGAAAGATTGAAAAATGACAAGCCAGTTCAGATTACACCAGAACAAAAGCTCGCAGCAGTTGCTGGTTTAACCATCGATGAACTCAAGCAGCTACTGGGACTTAACTAATGGCCATTCCAACAACAAGACCTGAATTTAAAGAATATTGTCTGCGTCGGCTAGGAAAGCCTGTTGTTGAGATCAATATTGATGATGACCAGGTCGACGACCGCATCGACGAGGCGCTTCGCTACTATGCTGACTACCATTTCGATGGCTCGGACAAGCAGTTCTACAAATTTCAAGTTAATACTAAAAACTATCCATATAATCTAGCCGATGTTCTAGTCAGCAGTGGTGGTACGGGGTACTCTAACGCCGACACCATAACCATAACTCAGGGCGCCAACACGGTCACCACGCTGAATCCAGTGACCGATGGCAGCGGTGTGATACTGTCAGTTCCAGTGGATCAGCTCTATACTTCAAATACTAACTTCAATCTCAAGGCTGATCCGACCTATACGATCTCTACGGCCGGCGGATCAGGCGCAATTCTGCAGCCGCTCAAGGGTGGCTACGTTCCAATTCCGGAGAACATAATTGGCGTAATCAATGTGTTTCCAATCGGACAGGCGCTCAACACAAACAACCTGTTCAACATTCGCTACCAGATCGCTCTTAATGACTTGTACACGCTGACCTCGGTATCGATGGTTCCATACTACATGGCGCTGCAGCACATTCAGTTTCTCGAGCAGATGCTGGTCGGCCAACAGCCGCTGAGGTTCAATCGCCATAAGAACCAGTGCCACATAGATATGGACTGGAATATCATAGCACCAGGCGACTACTTGGTACTAGAGACCTACGGCGCTGTGGATCCTAACATCTACACGCAGGTATGGTCCGACCGCTGGCTGCAGCGCTACGCTGCATGCTTGATAAAGCAGCAGTGGGGATGGAACCTGACCAAATTCACCGGTATGCAGATGCCAGGTGGTATCATGTTTAATGGTGAAAAGATCTTAAACGATGCCACCAAAGAACGTGAAGATCTTGAGAAAGAAATGATTACGTCCTATTCACTTCCGGTTACGGATATGATCGGCTAGAATATATACTTTAAAGGTATAAGATTTTGTCCACCGGTGTCTCAAACTTTTTCTTCAATAACTATGCTTCGTCTAAGGAGCAAGAGCTCCTGAATAACCTCATTGTTGAGGCGACGAATATCCATGGGTTGGACTGCTACTACGTACCGCGAAATATCAATAATAAAGACAAGCTATATTATACTGATGATCAGTCGTCGTATACCAATGCTTATATGGTCGCGCTGTACATTAATAATGTCGATGGGTTCCAAGGCGATGGTAGCCTCATGTCCAAGTTTGGTCTTGAGATTAGAGACCAGATAGTTCTGTCAATACCGATACAGTCTTTTAATACAGAGATCGGCGCCTATACGGCACAGCTAAGACCGAATGAGGGAGATATAATATTCTTCCCGTTCAATAAGAAATGCTTCCAGATCAAGTATGTTGACAAGTTCGAGATGTTCTTCATGCTCGGCAAGGTCTATACATATCGTCTTACCTGCGAGCTGTTTGAATACTCGAATGAGACATTTAACACCGGCATCGCTGACATTGATGCCATTCAGACTAACTTCAGCACCAATATTATTGACTGGGCCGTGCTCGACGAAACTGGTGCGCCAGTCTTGACCGAAGATTCAGACTATATAGTAAGCGAGAAGTATGATCTAGAGGTGATCGCGCCGACCACTGAGAACGAAGAGATTCAGAGCGAGTCAGATAACTTCATTGACTTCAGTGAGGCAAATCCATTCGCTGAGAACGAAGGAATTTGAGAGTAACACATGAGCGTTCTAGGTAATCCGGTATGGTATCATCAATTAATTCGCAAGTACATTGTAGTATTTGGCAGAATATTCTCTGATATTCAGATCGAGCGCACTATCGCCGGCGATCGCACGCAGATTCTAACAGTGCCTCTGACGTATGCTGCCAAGGAAAAGATGCTGACTCGAATCGAGACTGATCCGAATATCGACCGCCAAACCGCGATCATTCTTCCAGTCATGTCATTTGAGATAAATGGTATAAAATACGACGGCGGTCGAAAGCTACCAACCGTGAATAGAATATCAACGGCCATAGCCAATGATAATAAACTGAACTTTACGTACAATCCTGTTCCATATAATATAGACATGAGACTGCATGTGTATGTAAAGAATAATGAGGACGGCACAAAGATAATAGAGCAGATACTGCCGTTCTTTACTCCCGACTGGACAATAGCGATGAATTTAATACCTGAGATGGATATAACTCAGGACATACCGGTTGTGATGAACAACGTCAGCTTCGAGGACACATATGATGGAGACTTCAAAGAAAGGCGCGCCATCATATGGACTCTTGACTTTACGATCAAGGGATATTTTTACGGTCCAGTACGCACCAGCGGCATCATCAAGTTTGTCAACACAAACATTCATATCGCCACTACAAACACGGCTGCTCAATCGGTCGGCGTGACTGAAGCATCGGCCAGGGTTACTATACAGCCAGGCCTGCTTGCAAATGGTTCTCCCACTTCTAACTCTTCGCTCACGATACCGTACAGCGAGATCAATATCGAAGACGATTACGGATTTGTTACGATAATTACTGATCCAATCATCAATCAATAGAGTATATCATGAGTGACGTCAGTGCTAATAATGATCCGATATCATCGGCATTAAACATGGTGCCAATGACTACCGAGCAGAGAGTGAATCAGCTGATAGACAACGCGCTGGATCAGGACGCTCGCAGTGACTTTTCATTGGCACGGACAAATCTAATGGAACTGATTCAGTCCGGTACAGTTTCACTTGAAAGACTGACTGATATTGCGTCTCAATCTCAGCATCCTAGAGCATTTGAGGTTGTATCTACAATGATCAATACACTGGTTAATGCTAACAAGGAGTTGCTGCAGCTTCAGACTAAGATCCGTGAGCTCAACGCTCTAGACGGCAAGGGAGCTGGTGGTCCACAGGTAATAAACAATAATCTCTTTGTCGGCTCAACTCATGAGCTGCTAAAAACACTCAAAAATATGAACGACAAGTAGGCTAATGACAGAGTTACGAACTTATCAGGGCAATCCAAACCTAAAGCGCGCTAACCAGAAAATAGAGTGGGACGAGCACTCAGTAAAAGAGTTTGTAAAGTGCTCGCGTGATCCAGCATATTTCGCTGAAAACTATATGAAGATCGTCTCTTTGGACGATGGTCTCGTGAACTTCAAGCTCAGGGACTATCAGCGTGAGATGCTCTATGCCATGCGCGACAATCGTTACTGTGCGTTCAACCTGTCTCGACAGAGCGGCAAGTCGATTACGGTCTGTGCATTCCTACTATGGTATATCTTATATAATGATGAGCCCAAGGAGGTCGCGATTCTGGCCAACAAAGGCGACACTGCTCGAGAGATCCTAGGCCGTATTCAGACGGCGTACATGCACCTGCCGCTGTGGCTGCAGCAGGGTGTTACTGTATGGAACAAGGGTTCATTTGAGCTTGAGAACGGATGCAAGATTATTGCTGCAGCAACATCTTCTGACAACGTGCGTGGCCATTCAATATCAATCTGCTATCTTGACGAGTGCGCTTTCATTGATAACTATGATGAGTTTTTTGCATCGGTGTTTCCAACCATTTCATCAGGTTCGGATACCAAGATCATCATGACCTCCACACCCAAGGGACTCAATCACTTCTATAAGACGGTGAAGCTTGGCAAGGAGGGTAAGAATGGATATCATGTAATCGAGGTACCATGGCATAGAGTTCCGGGTCGTGACGATGATTGGCGTATTAAGACTCTTCAGGCTCTCGATGGTGACGAAGAGAAGTTTAATCAAGAGTTTAACATTCAGTTTCTGGGATCATCTGGTACATTGATCTCTGGCTGGAAACTCAAAGAGCTAGTAGAGCAGAAACCAGTTATGATAAACGATGATGGTCTTGCTCAGTTCAAGCTATCTGAGAAAGATCATATGTACGTAATCATTGCAGACGTAGCTCGTGGTAAAGGGCTAGATTACTCAGCTTTCTCTGTAATCGACATTACTTCTATGCCGTATGATCAGGTCTGTGTGTTTCGAAGCAACAATATTTTAGTGGCTGACTACGCCGATGTCATACACCAGACAGCGCGTATGTATAATAATGCCTGGATACTGGTAGAGATAAATGATATTGGAGAACAGGCTGCTTGGGCGCTACAGAATGACTTTGAATATGAAAATCTAATGCTTACCGAGCTGGGAGGCAAGTCCGGAAAGAAAATCACCGGCGGCTTCGGAGGCAGTGGCAAGGACTTAGGCATAAGAACCACTAGGCCGGTGAAGATGACGGGTTGCTCCATGCTCAAGATGTTGATTGAGCAGAATCAGCTCATAGTAAACGATATTAATACTATTTCTGAGCTCACTACTTTCTCTAGGAAGAACAATACCTATGAGGCGGAATCGGGATGCAATGACGATCTGGTGAT